CGTCGATGTCGTAGCCAATTACGATATTGGTCGAGCCCGTGGTGATCGCATCCCCGGCCTGATACCCGATGCCGATATTGTTTGTCCCGGTGTTGTTGGCAGTAGTGGCGTCACCGCCACGTAAAGCCCTGTAACCCACCGCTGTGTTGTAACTTGCGTTAAACCGGCGCAGTGCGTCAAACCCAATAGCGACATTGTGCTCGCCGCCTGTGTTTTCTCTTGCGGCCTGAAAACCTATCGCTGTATTAAGCGCGCCAGTCGTAGTGCCTTGTAAAGCATCTTTTCCAACTGCTGTATTTCCGTTTGCCGTCGTGCAGTTATAAAGGGCCTCGCTTCCCACGGCTGTGCAATTTTGCGCTGTTGTAGCAACCGTCAAGGCATAAGCGCCCACGGCTGTGTTTGGCGTGCCTGTCGTTACTGCTCGCAGCGCCTGATATCCAACGCTTGTGTTTCGTATGCCCGTGAGGCTGGCGCTGTTTAACGCCTCAAAGCCAAGTGCGGTATTGCTCGCCACAGCCGTCTGGCCGCCAAGGCCGATGGTAAGGGTGTCGATGGTAGCGCGGCCCAGCGCAGTTACAGCGCCGCCTTTGCTCACCTTAAACTGACTCGTTCCCCCCACCTGCAAATCCAGCAGCAGGCTGCCCGCTGCGGAGGCGGTGTCGGTGACGTTCAAGCCTATGCCGGTGAAGGTCGTGCCGGAGGCGTTCCACGTATCGACAAGGGCATAGATTGGCATAGTGCTCATAGGTCACGCCCCACAATCGTTGAGCCATCACGGGCTACAATTACCACGCCAGTACGCGCTACAATTTCTTCGGCCACGGACCCGCCAGGGCTTGCCCGTTCCCCAATAAAGCCTCGCTTAAGCCAAAGCGCCAGAATGCTCACGGCTGCACGACCAAGGTAATGACACGCGCGCCGCCTTGGTTAACCGGCGAACCGGCTGTGCCAGAGCGAATGCGCAGGAACCGCACGCCTACCCAATCGCCAATGGCTTGCGCCAAGTAGCGAGAAGCGGCGACTGTTAACGCACGTTCAGTCGCGCCATCGTACAGGTCGTCATAGGTGACGCCATCCACGCTGGCCTGGAAGGTCAACGACGCGGCCGTCCACGACGACGGCATGTCGATCGCCACGAGCTTGCGCCCGCCAAGATCCACAGCGCCGGACAAACTGCCGCCGTTTTCGATCGTGGCTGTGAGCGTCTCAAGCGCTTGTGAAACGACGGGCGCACCCATGGCTTACTTTCCTTTGCGAGATGGCGCGGGGCGACGAGGCGTGCGCGGGGGTGTCATTCTTCCGCCTTTGCCGGCGGGCTTGGCTCCGTAGGGTTTCATTCCAGGCATGTCAGGTTCCTCCATAGCCGCTAAAAAGGTTGATGAGATCGGTAGCGGCGTTCTTCTCATCGGTCTTGACCGTGCCAAGCTTGGCGGCTGCATCGGCCTGCATCTGCGCGGCCTGCATCTGTTGAGCTTGGGCTTGGGCCTGGGCGCGTTGCTGGCGGATGATGGCCACGTTCTCGGATGCGACGATAATGTCAGGATCGACGCCAAGCATGTCGCTATAGCTGTCAGCCCACTTGTCCACGTCAATCTTGTCGATCACCTCAGGGCGCATTTGAGCCACCGCGCCAAGAGCGCCGACAAAGCGATCCACGCCATTGACGCCGATCGCCCGCTGCGCTTGGGCGAGCATGCTGACGAACTCTACGTCCAACTCCACGCCCTGCAACGCTTCAGGCGGCGGCGGAATAAGATCGGCCTGCACCATGCGGGTAAAGGTTTCGTCGATCAAGGGCTTGAGTAGCTCATTGTGCAGGCGCTCAAGCACAGGGCCTAGCATGAGAAGCTTCTCTTCGTGCCGCTCGGCCACCTCAGTCGCCGTCATGCGGCCTGGAACGGTTGAGGCCAGCATGAGGAAGAGATCGGCGTAGAACGCGCCACGGATGCGTTCGCGCACGTCTTGGATATCGAAGAGCAGATGTTGCAGGTCCAGCTGCACGTTGAACAGGGTCGATACCGCGTTCTGCGCGCCGGGCGCATCAACGTAGGTCACGCCGCCAGGCAGGTAATCCAAGTCGCGCCCCTTCATTCCAGCTGGCACCTGCAAGGGCGGCTTGGTCTGATAGTCGATGGCGTTGGCCTTGCGCAGCTGCTCGTGCTGGAGCTGCTTGATGTCGCCAAGGGCCTCCATGCCGGGGCTGTTGCCGTACACATCGCCAGGCATTTTGTGCCAGCGCGGAGCGAGGCCGGGGAAGCGATCATAGCCGCTCTCGCGCAACACCTTGTCGCCTGCATCCTCGCGCCCTGGCTCGAAGTACACGCTGCGCCATGGCTTGTTCTTACCATCGGCCTTGCGTGCATCGCGATCGCTGCGGGGCTCAATACCGTGGATGATCGGCACCCACGCATCAAGATTGCCTGAGTTGTAGAGCGCCTGCGTGGTGCGTGAGCACTGATCATACCCAAACTCGGCAACCAACTCGGCAACGGTTTTCTCAAACTCGCGGTAAATCGTGTTGACGTTTCCGCGATAATCCGTGGCCAAGGCGAACTCGCCAACGGGGCTCTGGTAGTGATGGATGAGGGCGTCATAATCATCCATGATGACAGAAGCGCTCGTGCCAAACGCGCCAAGCTCTTCGTAGCACGCATGGAGCATGAGGTAGGTGTTGCTGCGAGCGAACACGTTCAGCATGCGCCCCTGCGTCTCGGCCAGCCATGACTTGACCGGCGCATAGTCCATCAGATCTTCATCGGGCAAAGCCAAGCGAAACCATGGCCTAGCAGGCGAGGTCATGCCGCTCATCATGCCGGCTGACAGGATGCGCAGGGAGCGTGAAGCCGTGCTGTCAAAGATGGCGTTGTGCTTCTTCGTTCCCTTGTTCCGGTCGCTCTTGTAAAACCGCGTCGAGCGAGGAAGCAGATAATCCGACAGCTCGCGCCAATGGGCGATCCAGCTAGACCGCTCGGTCTGAAGCGCCGTCCAGCGGCGCAGCATGTCGGTTTTGGGGATCATGATCCAAGCAAGCTCGTGCGGCCCAACATGCCGCTGCTAGTGGGCGCGCCCATTGTGCCGGTCAGAAATGTGCCGCCAACGCCACCGCCGCTCATAACGCGATTGCGTGCGGCGAGCGCTGCGATGTTTGGCCTTTTCTGGTTCGCGCGGTTGAACTCGCGCTCGGCCTGGCTCTGTTGCATTTCGGCTTGCATGGTAGCCTGATCGGCGGCCCTGCGTTGAGCACGTTGCGCTTGACGCCCTTGCGCAACGGTTGCGCCAGCGGTAGCGACAGCGGCGGCGGCTGCAATAGCTTGGACCATTAAAGCACCTGATAGTGGATAGTTTCAAACGGCTCGTAGCCCAGCTTTGGGAGCATCCGATCGAGGGTTGTACCAGGCTTGGCGTGCCACAGCATCATCTTGACACCTCGCTCTTTGGCGGCCCGCTCAGTCGCCGTGATAAGCCGCATGCCGGTCATGCCGCGCCGGTGTGACTTGCGCACAAAGAGCAAGTCATTCTGGCACATTAGCAAGTCGCCATAGTGCAGGTTAGTGCACACAATGTTAACGCTGTAGCCGACTAGGGTTTCGCCGCCATTGCCATCAGCATCGACATGAGTGTCGACATGAGTGTCAAACATACCGATAGCAAACAAGTTCCCCGCCGCTTCAAGGGTCTGGTAGCGCTCGACATCGGGCTTAAGCAGCATGATATCAGGCACGGTGGCCAACTCGGCATAATGCTCTTCAAGCAGCGGCCAAGCGCGGTCGATCCACTCACTGGCCACAATCTCGCGCGGGATCGCCATCAGACCATATCCAAAGGGTTGTACTCACCACGCGAGCGAGGCCGGGTTAGCTCATCGCGCTGGCGCTCAAAGCGTGTTCTAGCCGCAACGGGTGCGGCGAAGGTCAGGGCCAAGGCGTCGCCAAGGTCAGGCGAGGGAAGCCCGCGGGCTTTAAGGTCATCCTTGCTCTCAAGCACACGCTTGCCTGTCTGGGTAAAAGCGTAGGTCGGTGCGGCGAGATCCTGTTTAAGCGCCACGTCATCAGGAATCGCGCCGCCTAGCTTAATCCATTCGGCCAACCCGCACCACATCTCGGTGCGCTTGTCCTTGTACGCCTCATCGATAGGCCGTCCGCCAAACCAGACTTCGGTAACCTCATACTTAAGCTGACGCAGCCGATCGATCACGCCAGAGCCATTGCCTGCGTCCACGAACACCGCATCGGGCTGCCACTCGGCGATCTTGGCTGCAACACGCGAGGCTAGGTCCATGTTGTCCACGCCACGCAGGACGATAGGCGGAAAAGCCACCATACCCTGACGCGGAAAAATCACACTGCGATCATCACCAAAGCGCGCAGGGTCAACGCCAAGAATGCGAGGTGCCCATTGATATTCCGTGATCGCGTAGTGCCGCTGGGTTGCGGCTTGCACGTCAGACAAGCTAATCAGCTGATCCTCGCCCGCCGCGCTGAAGTCGCACAGATACTCGCGGCTGAATGATGTCTCGCTCATGTCGCGGCGCAAGCGCGCGATCTCGTCGGTATCAAGGGCGTCGGTGTCATAGACCGTGTAAAGCGCCGAAGCCCAATCCGGCAGGGTCTTAGCGCGAAAAAACAATTCGCTGAACAAGTTCACGCCAGACGGCGTGCCAATGAACAGCGCCCAACCTTTGCGGTCTGACAGCGCCGGCTGAATAATGTCCTGCCAGACTTCGGGCTTGATCTGCGCCACCTCATCGATGACCACGCCATCAAGGCGCACGCCACGCAAGGCGTCTGGGTTGTCGCCGCCAAAGATCCGGATCACGGCGCCATTGTGCGCCAGCTTGATTGACAGTTCGCTTTCGTTCACCGCCACAGCATTGACGTTTAAAAGCGGAACCAGCCGCTGTTTAAGCCGCGCCCATGCGATGGTCTTGGCCTGCTTCAGGAAAGGCGCAAGGTAAACGTAATAAGCCAGGTCTGCGGTGGTCTTAAGCGCCGCGTCGATTAGCTCCATCAGCGCAAGCTCGGTCTTGCCGGCCCTGCGATGGAGCGCCAGCACGCGAAACCGCGCCTTGCGCTTGTGAGCTTGCACTTGCCATTCGCGGGGGTAGTAGGCGAGGCTAATCTGTTTCTGAGGCATGCGGGACGCCTGTTGATACCATCAGGTAAATAGCCCCACCGTTCTCGCCGCTAACCACTTGCGTAGCTTTGCCGAACGCGCGGTCGTACACCTCTTTAACGGCTCCAAGGGCGACGGCTTCA